GAGCATATCGGTAAGGTCGAACTCGCCCTTCTGGGCCATGGAGGCTTGTGCCGGGACTGCCGGGAATGCAGCTACCCTCACTGTCCATTCGGCAAAGGCATGTAGGTTATGGGAGAAAATCCCGGCGCTAGGAAAACCGGTTATTTGCGCATCTCCGTCAGCGACCGCGGCAATTTCCGCTGCCGGTTGTAATTTCGACCATAAAATGAGAAGTGGTCGGACGTAGAATGATAAAAAAGGAAGCCGTCAGCAAAAAGCAAAACTATTCCGGTGGTTTTCCCACCGGAGCCAGGGTGTTGCTGGTGATATATGGGTTATTTGTTACAATTATGTGGCAATTGATAAGGTGGGTTTCCGGGTAATTTACCTCCTATGATGAAAAATATCTGGGGCGGAGGATTTGATGGGTGATCAACTCCTGGCCGGCCCCAGAAAGGCAACGCATATTTAGAACTTTGTCAGCTCATATTGGGTAAATCGTAGTTGGCAATAAGCAGTTCCTTCGCCTTTTTGCCCGGCCTGCTGCCTCCTGGCCCACCGGTGCCCGCGGTGTAAGTGGTGCCTACCTCTCGCATTTGCTGGCCTTTGAAGACCTCCCGCACCTCCGGCTCATCATTGAGGCTCATTAAGAAGCGGCCTTTGAGGGATTGAAGAAGCACGGCCAACCTGTGAAAATCCTCCCGGTTGAAGATGCCCTTGCCATAGAAGTTTTCGAACCCCCAATAGGGCGGATCGAGATAAAAGAAGCTGTCCGGGCCGTCGTAGCGGGCCAGGCATTCATCATAGGGGAGCTGCTCCACCACCACGTTTTCCAGGCGCAGATGCACCTCAAACAGGGTCTGCTCGGCCCGGGAGCCAAGGAAAGGCCGAGAGCTGCCGTCCAGACGCCCGGCAAAATGGCAGTTGACGTCTGGCAGTTTGCCGCCGTAGCCGGTGCGCAGCAAATAATAAAACCTGACCGCCCTTTGGATATCCGTGAGGTGCCTGGGCTGGATCTCCTTAAATCGGGCGAATTCAGTGCGGCTGCGAAGACTCCAGCGCATGCATTTAAGAAACTCCTCCGGGTGGTTCTGCACGATCCGGAAGAGGTTGATCAGTTCCCCGTTAAGATCATTTAACACCTCGCAGGGGCTGGGCGTTTTGGCCAAAAGGATGGTGGCCGACCCGGCGAAAGGTTCGCAGTAAAGCCGGTGGTCGGGCAGCAGGTTGAGGATGGTTTTGGTCAGCAGGCGTTTCCCTCCCAAGTAAGGAACCAATCGGGACATGGCTTATACCTCCTATGGTTATTTATACAAGATTACCATCGCAGGAGGCTTTTAACAACGCTGCTGGCGCTGTTTAAGATTGATCATAGCCGTAGGACCTATTCAGTGCTGCCCGCCTCATTCCTCCCAGCCAACGGCCCGGACGGACTGGTTGCCGGTGTTTTCGTTGTTGAGGTAGATGCGGTTGCCGTCCAGGAGGTGGCAGGCGAAGGGGATTGCCCCTCGGAGGCTCTGGAAGTTGCCACTGGGCGCGGACCCGTGTACCACCAGAGCGGCGTTCGTGCCGTCGTAGGAGATCCCGAGTTTCACGTCCGTGCCCCCGGTGGCCGTGGCCTCTCCCAGGAGCCGCCGGGCCGTGGGGGGCACCTTCAGCCCCAAATCCTGGGCGGTGTAGCCGTTAATGGCGCCGGCGACGATCTCGATGAAGGTGTTCCAGACCACCTGGTTGCCGCACTTGTTGAAGCGCACGATATTGGAGCTATCGTCGTTGAAGATCATGCCCAGGTAGCGGAAATTGGTGTTGGGCAGCACCATGACCCAGTCGCCCTGGGCCAGGGTCAGGGCCGTGCCGGAGTAGGTCACGGTGCCGGCCGTGCCGTTATCGTTGTTGTTGGCGGTGATGGTCCTGATCTGGCCTTTGGAAGCCCCGGAGAACACCAGGAGCTTGCTGTTCGCCAGCTCGTTGGTGGAGAGGCCGTAGCCGATATCGCCGCTGTTGCCGCAGTTCCGCAAGGTGATGACCTGGGCCACCTGGGAGGAGAAGCGCATCACCGGCATGGCCTTCAGGGTGAAGGTGGTGTCCGCGGACGCGGCCAAGGCATAAATGACATACCACTGGCTGGTCTTCTCATTGCCCCAGAGATTGGAGGGGGTATCGAAATCCATCACCACGTCGGCGCTGAGTTCCCGGTACTTGCCGTCAGAGAGTCCGCCGTCCACGAACAGGCCCCGGTGCAGGGGCGAGGGAAAGCCGCAGTGCACCACCCGGGCCTTGCAATCCGCAGTGGCCGGGATCTTCACCTGGGTGGCGTCCACCCACACCAGGTCCGGGCAATAAGTGAGATCGAAGGCCTCCAGCAGCGCGCCTTCCACCTTCTCGAAGTCGCTTTTTAAAATCACCTGGCGGCCGGTGCCGCTGCCCCATTTGGATTGGGGGACGTGGATCAAGCCCATTATTACCTCCTTTTCTCACGCAAAGACGCAAAGGCGCAAAGGCGCAGGTTAATAAACATAAGACCGATAGCTCCAATTGGGGTCGGACTCCCCGGCCTGGTCGATGGCGTAGGAGTCGTAAGCCGTGCCCGCGTCGTCCACCGCCCAGGCCGCGGGGTAGGCAATGGGGCGCCAGAGTCGCAACTTGGCCCGGCGCTGGTCCAGGCTGAGGTTCTTGGCAAAGAGCTGAAACTCCTCATGGTCAAAGCCGTGGAAATCGGAGGTGATGGCCACCTGGTCGCCCAACTCCAGGCGGGCCCCTTCCAGCCAGGTCTCCAGATCGGCGATCTCCCGGGGCGGGCTTAAGCGGGCCAGCTTCCGCTCCGCCAGGAGCGCGGCAAGTTGGGGGTCTTCGGTGATCACCGGGGAGCCGTATTTCAGGTCGATGTCGCCGGGCAACTCCCCCAGCTCGTCGATGAGGGCCTGGTCCCTGGCTTCGGCGTATTTGCTGTTGTCCCGGTCATAGTCGCCGTAGCGCACCCGCACCAGGTTTTTCAAGTCCCGCAGCTCGTAGGAGGTGGAGATGGACTTAACCGAGGAGGCCGCCAGGACCGCCAGGTTCTCCAGGAGTACGAACTTCAGCATCTTGTCGAACCAGACCCAGGAGCCGCTCTGTTTGCCATAATCCAGGGCGGCGTAGAGCATCAGGGTCAGGCCCTCCAGGCTCCCCAACTGGCGCAGCATCAGGTAGTGGGGGACGTATTCCCAGACGTCCGCGTCCTCGATAATCGTGAACGGGATGAGGTCAGCGTTGAGGAGATTGGGTTTGGAGTCCCCGGAAAGCGCGAAGAACCCGGCCAGCATGGCCTGGAAATGATCGATGTCCTCCTGGGTGGCCGGGAAGTCATAGATCTGGCCGCTACGGCCGGTCACCGCCAGGCCGAAGGCGTGGGCCACCAGGGCGTTGAGCCAGGCGTAATGGTAATCGCTCTTGTATAACGGGTGGCCATATTCAGTGGTCGAGCGGTTCACCCGCAGATCGATTAAGATGCGCTGGGCCAGATTAAGGGCTGTGGCGTTGCCATTGCGCAAATAGATATAAATCAGGCCGATGGCCGCGGCGGCCATTGCTCCGGGATCATAGCTGCCATATTTGAAGCCATAGTCGGAAAACCACAGGGGCAGTTCAACCGGCGGCGCTCCCCCATAAACCACACCGGTCCCATACTTCGCTCCCGTGCCGTATTTGGCCTTGGGAGCGCCATAGCGAACGGTGCTGCCGTATTTTACCCCGGTGCCGTATTTTGCCATTCTTGAGCCTTAGAAGATAGCGGCGGCGACTATGGCGCCGCTTCATAAAAGAATTGCCCGGCAATGGTTTTATTCCCCGAAGCCGTCCAGGCCGTCTCCGCGGCATCCTTATAAAAGTTGACCGTGCTCGCCCCCTGGGCCAGTGAAAGCAGCCCCGCGGTCTGCCAGTTATAATTGTCCGCGGCCCGGATCAGGGCGTGGATGTAGGTGGGGGCGTTGCTGGCAAAGGGTAGGGTGAAGCTGGCCGCGGTGCTATTGCTGACCCCGTGGATGTAGAAGGTGACATAGACCAGGGAGCCGATCTTCTTGTAGTAAATATCCTTGTACCAGAACGAACTCCAGCCGGTGACCGTGGACGTGGCTCCATAGCTGTTCCAGGCGTAAGCTGCGGCGATGAAGGAGTCGATGGCCGCGTGGGAATTGTTGCCGATATCGGTCAGGGAAGTATGGCTTTTGGTGGTGAGATCACCCAGATCGGAGACGGTCTTGTCGATCTGCGCCCAGGTGCCGATGACGCCGGTGTGCGAGCCGGAGCCGTGGGCCGTGGGCGTCCGGGCGTCGCTGTTCCGGGGGTCGGAGTTGGTGACATATTTATTGGCGGCCGCAGGCGCGCCGTTAGTCCCGGCCAGGGCCGCTTTCTGGTCCGCCGTGGGGTCGTTGGCGTTGCTGTGGGTGGGGTAATTGAGGCCCAGTTTGCTTTCGGCAATGCCTGCGGAGGCATGCACGTCCCCGTTTTCCACCAGCTTGGCGGCCGCATCTTCCACGCCCCCGGTCACGTGTCTAAAGCCGGTGCCGGTGGGCGCGGTCACCGGCAGGTCCGCCCAGGCGCCATCCCCCCGGAAGAACTTGCTGAGATCATTGGGGGCCTTGGGGACCAGGCCGTGCCGGGCCGTGGAGACGTCCCCGGTGGTGTTGTCGGTGAGGATGAGGCCGCTTTCCGGCACGGCCGCGCCGGCGCCGCCCGTATGGTTATGGGAGTCCCCCCCGGTGACGTGGGCCCCGGGCAGCAGGTCGTGTTGGGCCGGCAGATCGCCGGGGAAGGTGATCTGCGTAGCCCAGCCATGCGCCGCCAACATCCCCAAAATAAGCAATAATCCAAAGAAGCGTTTCATGACTCCTTCCCTCTCTTAGCTCATGGTGTAATAGCGATCTATCTTTTGAATGACGGTCATAAACGGAACCTCATTCCCATATTTCTCTAATTGGTAAATAAGTTGCCGTGTCGTCTCATAGAAATCGCCGAGGGAAGCCTTCGCTACTCGCTACTAACTTCCCCCGGCCTCCGCCTGGTGTTTTGCCGCCCCGAAGGGCGACATGGCCGGGAGGCCCAGCCAGGAGTCTCCGCCCTGTCTCCGTGCACCTGCGGGTGCCGATATTCGAATTCGCATTCCAGCGATAGTTATTCGCATCCGGCACCGGGACCTGCAATTCGTGCCATTATTCCAATTGCCGCCCGCCAGGAGCTACCCATCGACCCCCCAGCCGAAACTCGCGCCCGCGAGCCGCGAGCCGGTTTATTTTGGCTCCGCGCACCCGCGGGCGCCGAAAGTCGAAGCCGCAAACCAGCGAAAGTAATTCGCATTCCGGCCCCGGGACCCGCAATTCGCGCCATCATTCCAATAGCCGCCCGCCAGGAGCTGGGTGTTGCCACAACCGTTGGTTCCGAAAGTATAGAAAGACCCCTTGGCGCCAGCCAGATCGATCCATATTCCGGCAGTTCCATCATCTAACCTGGCCCCGGGAGTCCGCAGCCACTGCCACATGGCGCCGCAGGTGTCTTCACAGCCAATGTTGCTGATCATCCGCCGGCTTGCGGTGTCGACATGCCCCCCGGTCGTATTCGGATCGGCACTGCCGGCAATATTGGTTTCTTCGTTGCTGCCGGCAGCAATAATTTGAAATTCATCATCTTCCAGCAATCTTTTGCTCACCGCCGCCAAGTCGTCGACAAAGTCCATCCAATTGCGGCTATCGGTGATCACCGCCCCATAAACGCTGGCGCTGTTGGCCCCGGTGCCGCTCATCAAATAAATATCGACCCAGAGCTTGGCCTGCTCGGACCAGACCATGCCCTCCGGGCTGCACCGGGGCCGGTGGTTCAAACTCCAGACGCTGGCGGGGAGAATCGCACCGGCAACATAGCCGGACAAGGGATGGCCGGAGATCGTCCCGACGTCGGCGCAGAGGGTGTGAAACCCGCCGATTTTCCGGCTGTTGCTGGCGTTGTAGCCATTCGGATAGGTGGTATTAAGAGAAGCGATTATTTTGGCGTAATAGCCGGTCTGCTGACAGGCGTAAACATAGTAATTAGTACCCGGGGCTAAGGAGGTAAAACTGCTATCCCTATTGGCCGCCGCCGTCGGGTCCCAGTTGGACTGGGCGGCTATCAGATATCCGTAGCCGTTGCCCCCGACATTAATCGCCCCTTCCGGGATGTTCAGAGTATTGCCGCTGCCTTTGGCCAGATTTTCGGAGAAACTATAAAATCCCGCGGCGGCAGCAGGGGCCCGGCGCACCAGGTAATCGAGGGAGGTGGGTACGGTGGAGTTATCCACCCCCACCTTGGCTTCCAGGTTATTGAGGTGGGCGGAAACAATTTCTGTAACACCGTCAACGGCATTAGTCAGATTCTCCGGAAATGCAGAAAACGCCGGGTTAGCCAGCATTCCGAAGATAAGCAACAGAGCCAGAAAACGTTTCATAATCTTCTCCTCCTGTTCCCTTTAGGGTGAAACGAGGTAGGTGTTAAACCAGTTGAGCCAGTTCTCCAGGATCTCCCAAGCCGCGGGGTCGTTAGAGGTGAAATAGTATTCGGCCAGGCGGTAGAAGGACCAGTATTGGGCCAGGGCGTGGCCCACCTCCGGGTAGGCGCTGCCGTTCGCCAGCCCCTGGACGATGTTCCAGGCGTTTTCGTATTCTGCGGCGGGCAGCGCCCGGCGCTCGTATTTGAAATAGTCCAGGTGGAAGACCGCGCTGGCGCCGAGGTTGAGATAAGCCGTGTTCAATAAGCCGCTCCCCACCGCCAGGTTGTTGTCGCCTAAGAGCACGCCGTCCTTGATGCGGTAGATCTTGGCGTCGGCGGGCACGATCATCCAGGTCACCAGGTGCCAGGAGCCGTCTAAAACACCTGCGATGTCCGAGTAGGAGTCCCCGGCCGAAGTGGTCACCTTGAGCTGCAAATCCAGGGACCCGGCAGTTTTAGTCTGGACCACCCAGCCGTCCGCGGCCATCTTGTCCGCCACCCAGCGGTAGTCCCCGGCCTGGCTGTTACCCTTGATGATCAAAGTGATGGAAAAAGGATTGAGCCCCGGCACGAACAGGGCGTTGCTGGCCAGGCTGGCGTGGGCCGCGCCGTCGAAGGCGATGGCGGTGTTCCCGGGCTGGCAGACGCCGGTGGCGTAGGTGGGGCTGCCGCTGCTCCAGGCCAGGGTGTGATTGTGCCCCGAGGCGTCGGTCAAGGCCCCGTTAAAAGGCCAGGCCCCGCTCACCAGGCCGTAGTCCCGGTACTTTTTCCACCAGGAAAAGCGGGTGAAATCCTCCTCGCCGCACAGGGGGATGTTCTCAATGTCGTTCCTGGTGTGCACCGGCAGGACCGGCCCCTTGACGCCGCCGTAGCGGTTATTGAACTCGTTCTGGGCGTCCCGGTGGAAATTAAGGAAGTTGGTGACCAGGTCCAGGCGGTTTAAGAGATACGGCCCCAGGGGGTGGGCGTAGTGCACCGGGGTGGGTCCCCGCCAGGTGTTCTGGCCGTAGGGGGTGAGCGACACGGCCAGCCGGGGGGCGTAAGGGTAGGCGTCCCCGGCCTCCAAGTCGGCGCCGGCGTCGTCCAGCCACCAGGCCGGGGCCTGTTCCAGATCCTGGTTGATTTCCGGGTATTTGAACTCCAGGAGCCGCAGGCGTTGAGCTCCTGAGAATCGCGTGGTGTCGTTGAACCTCACATCCGTGAGACGGAAGCTGGTGTCAGAGGGCGGCGAGCTGGGGATGCCGATCTCCACCATCTGGAGGGGGTGGGCCAGGGGCCAATGGCCCCAATCCAGGTTCAGGTCCGCGAAATTCACGGTCACCCGGTTCCACTGCCCCACGGTCGCCTGAAAATCCTTATAAAAATAGGAACCATTGGCATCCTTCACCTTGAGGCGATAACCCAAATAGGTGTAGCCACTGGCCATTGGATAGATCAGAAAATTAACATTGGTCTTGCCGGTGGAATTTACCTCGGAAGTATTAAGCCCTGTAAAAACCCCCCAGGCGGTGACCTGCGCGGTCAATTTCGTTTCTACCTGCAGGGTGGTGTAGTAGATGTCCCCCTCGATGGTCTCCTGGACTTCCCGGTCCTGCCGGATGATATCGCTGCTGTCCGGCGCGCCGGCCGAGTACCAGGACCCCCAGCCGGGCCGGCGCCGGTCCCGGTCGTCAATGAGGTTGTCGATGGTCTTGAACTGGGAGAAGTCGATCTCGAACTGGGTCAGCGCCCCGTAGCGATCCGGCAGGGCATGGACAAAGGTATGGGCCGGGCCCCAGGGGTCGGCGTCGCCGGGGGCCGAGTCGTTCAGGACCACCAGGAGCCGCCGGGGGAAGATCTCCGGGTCCCCGGTGGTGAAGGTCCAGAAATCCCCGTTTACAAAATCGTTGCCCGGGCCCGGCTCCCAGAAGACCTCCAGGCCGTTCCCCAGGGACACGGGCGCGTCCGGCCCGCCGGTCTTGCAATTGCTGGCGTTCCAACTCTGACCCCGGTTGTCGGACCACCTGAACCTGGCTGTGCCGATTTCCCCGGTATCCTGGGCTTGGATTACAAAATTGAGGGGGTTGCTGCCGTTATACGTCCCTTTGAGCACCATCGTGGCGCTGCCGCCGTTGGACGTCTTGCAGATGTTGTGCACCCGGTTGCCCGCGGCCAGGCCCCGGAGCTTGAAACGCACCCGGCTGATGTCCGCCAGGGGGCTGACGGCCAGGCTCCAGTTCATGCCGTAGCCCCACCAGGCCTGGAAGGTGGTGGCGCTGAAGTCCTTGAGGATCACCCTGAGCGCCCGGGGACCCTGGGCCGCCTCCGCCAGGCCGGTGTCCTGATCGTCGTCGTCCCCGGGGTAGAGTTCGATGGCGAACTTCTCGTAGCCCTGCACCCCCAGGGAGGAGTCCCGGTACATGAGAAAGGCGCCGTTGCTCCACTGCTGGCGCTCGAAGTTGTCCAGCAAGAGCGGCGAGGTGCGGGAGGTCTGGTAGGGGTAGAAATTGTCCCAGAGGAACTTGATCAGCCGGGAGTAATCCCGGCCCCGCTCCGGCCCGGCGAAGGCGAGGACGGCCATCAGGTCCAGCAGCCGGTCCACCGCGAAGTCATAGGTGTAATCGGCACGTCCGCGCACGGCCGGGCGCACGCAGGGGGTGTTGTTCAGGGCCTGGCCCTTAACGCCCGTCTCCCCGGTGTAGTAGAGATAATAAACCTGCACCACCGTGCCCGGCGCCAGCGAAGTCCCCAGGGTGACTTGCGTCTGGGTGCCGGAGTTGAGGTGGCTGCCCCCGGTGAAGTAATTGGTGAGGTCGCCGGACTCGGGATCGGCCCAGAAGCCGTTCCAGGGGAACACGGTCTCGAACTTCCACACGCCCCGGAGATAGGCCACGCTCCCGCCGCCGGGCAAGGGCGTCTGGATATAGACCTTGCCGTCCGGGGCCACGGCCAGGCTGTATTGGGCGCCGCTCCAGTTCCCGGCGAGGATCTCCATGAGGGGCGCGCCCCCCATGTTGTCGAAGACCCAGTTGAACTGGCTGCCTCTGGCCCACCTGATTTCCGGCATCTCTAATACCCGTTTTTGGTTTTTCGTTTTTGGTTTTTCGTTAAAGCGAAAAACGAAAACCCCAAAACGATAAACGGTTTTTAATCCCCCAAATACGCCCGGATCTTGATCTCCCCGCAATCCACCCAGAAATCATACAAACACCGGGAGCAGATCTCCCGGATGGCCCGGCCCGCCTCCAGGTCCCCGAAGCAGACGCCGACGTGGTAGAACAGCGTGTCGCTCTTGGCCAGGGCGAAGGCGTCGGCGTTGAGAAACTCGCTGAGGCCCACGGCCGCCAAAATGTCTTCGATGATGTCCACCGGGTGGGTGGTGTCGTCCTTCACCACCCGGGCCTCGACGCTGCCGGCGTTGCCCTTCACGTTGATTTCGCCGCTGTTTTCGGAGAAGGTCACGCCCTGGCGGCTGTCGTCGTCCTGGACCCACACCGCGGTGATGGCCTGGAAAGGCGCGCCCGGAATCCGGTAATGCACCACCTTGGCCACCGCGGTGATGAGCCACTGGTCCCCGGACGTAAGATCCGTGCCCGGCGCGCTCTCCCAATAGATTTCCAGGCCGTTTTCCAGGGTCACCTGGTTGCCCTGGCCCTCGGTGGTGATCCCGGTCTTTTCCCAGGTCTGGCCGTTGTCCTTGGACCAGCGGAAGGTGGCCGCGCCCACCTCGCCGGTGGAGTCCGCCTGCACCAGGTAATTGACGTCAGAGAGGCCGGAGTATTTGGTGCCATCCACCACGTGCAGGCTGGCCGCGCCGCTGCCGGTCTTCACCACCGTGCAGGCCGCGTCCGTGGTGCCGGTCGACTCCGCCTTGGCCCGGTAGTAGCCCCGCATGAAAGGCCTTTTGGTGCCGTCCGCGTCCGGCACCCCGATCTTTTTGTCCAGGGTGGTGCGGATGAAGTCTTCGGTCTCCAGGTGGGCCAGGTGCGCGCCCTCCCAGGCGTGGCCCATCTCCGACAGCGTCTGCAACTGGCCGATGTAGACGAGCTGCCACTCCACCTGGCCGCTGGGCAGCTCGTAGCCGTGGTAGAGCTTGAGCTGCTTCTTGTACCAGGGAATGGCCCGGAGATAGAAATTGGGGCCTCCCGGAATCCACTGGCGGGAGCGGTTGTCCACCACTAAGCGGTTGCTGCCGGTGCGCAGGTTCTGGAAGTCCAGGGACATTTCCAGGCTGACGTCGCCGGGGTTGTGAATCTCGCTCTCCGGCAGCAGCACCTTGCCGGTGAGGAGGAAATCCTGCAAATTCCCCGGAAACTCGCCGTCGCTGGCGTAGCTGTCGTAGCCGGGATCAGGGGAGACGTCCACCGCGTAAGCGGAGTAGGCGTCCGCGTCCCCGGCCTCATCCACGGCCCAGGCCCGGATGGCGGAGATCAACTCCACCTTGACCTGGTAATACTGGCCCAGGTCGTATTCGCCTCCGGAGGCGACGGCCGTCCAGGCCGCCCCGGCCACGCCCTCGTAGGTGGCCGCGGTCCGGATAGACACCACCACCGTCATATACCCGGCCTGGTCCACCCAGGAAGGCACCACCAGGTTGGGGGTGTAGGCCTGCATCACCGGCGAGACCCAGGAACCGGTCAAGAAATACCCGGCCTGCATGGCCAGCCGTGGCGCAGGCGTCCCCGCCTGCGCTCCGATATATTCCGTGTTGACGAAGGTGCCGCCCGTCCCGGCCATCCCCAAGTCCAGGTCGAAGGGATAGATCACCGCCCGCACCCGGGGCTTGGCCCCCCGGGGCCGGGCTTCTTCCTGGAGGTAGTTGGCAGTGGCTTCTCTCATAAAAAAAAGTTCAAAGTTCAAGGTTCAAAGTTCAAGGTCTGGGTTAGCGAGTTACAACTTTGAACTTTGAACCTTGAACCTTGAACTCACACTTCTTCCAGTTCTATCGTCCCCGACCACCAGCCGCCGGGCACGGCCACGAAATTGAAATTGTTGGTCCACTCGAAGACCCCCACCTTCGCCCCGGAAAGGTCGTAAAAATCCAGGTCCACCTGGGCGTCCTTGATCTCTTTGAATTTTTCCTTTTGGGCCAGGGAGATGTAATTGAAGCGCAGGGAGAAGCGCTGCTTGTAGTCCCGGCGATAGCTCCGAAGCGTGCCGTCGATGGCCCGGCCCCGGTCGCCGAAGTCCTGGTGCTGGTGCTCAAAGCCCCAGGAATAATTCACCGGGAAGGTGTAGCTCTGCTCCGCGCCCCCCCGGGGCGTCCAGACGAATCTTCCATTAGGCATTTAAAAGACCGTTTTCGGTTTTCGGTTTTCGGTTTGGTAGCGCAGGCGTCCCGCCTGCGCTCCTCTTAACTCTTGCGTCTTTGCGCCTTGGCGTCTTTGCGTGAGATCAGGAAATCCACTGGCCCTGATATTTCTTCATGATGGGGGCGATCTTGTTCTCCACCATCCGCTCCCAATCCAGAGTGCTCACGGACTCGGCGTCCAGGGCATGAATGTGAAAATGCATGTGCATCTCTGGTGTTTCTTTCTGGCCCCTGACCCCTGGCCCCTGATCCCTGCCCAAATCCACCTGGTCGAAGTCCCCCCGGTTCAGGGCCTCGAAGTTGCGCCGGCCGAGCTTGCGCATGGCGGGCCGCTGCAGGAAGCCCTCTCCCAACTGGCCGATGACCAGGCGCTCGTCTTCGCCCAACACCCCACCGCCGTGAAAGATGCCCAAGTCCAGAAAACTCAGGATACCGCTGATCCCCCCGCCGGTCTCCACCGGGCCGCGCAGGTCCCGGATCACGGCCGCGGCCAGGGTTTGCCAGTTGGCCATGAAATTGCGGCCCATCGCCTCCATCGATTCCTGGAAGGACATGCCGCCCTTGCTGACGTTCTCGAAGAAGACCCGGGAGGCGTCCTCTATGAGGTCCCCGGACACGAGCACCTGGTCCTGCCAGGCGCTCCCGGCCCGCTCCACGATGCCCTCCAGCCCCTCCAGGCCATTGATATGCGCGGTCTGCGCATAGAGGGCCGCGGCCACCAGGCTCTCCACTTCCTGGGCCTCGCCGGTCCCCTGAAAGAGGAAGCGGTAGGAACCGGCCTGGACCTGGGCTGCTGTGATCTCCCGGGACATCTCGGGGCTGGCCAGGTACGCGCCCCCGGACTGGCCGCTGACCATCCCCTGCACCACCAGTTGCGCCACCTGCATGGTCTGCACGGACATGGTCTCCGTGGATGACCCCCCGAAGCCCCCGGCGCCCTTCTCGTTTCCACTCATCATCGCCGCCAGCAGCCCGATGCCCCCCACCCCCAGGAGTCCCAGCCAGCCGCCGTCCCCGGAGCCGCCGCCGCCGAAACCGCCGCCGTAATTCTGGGGCCAGGCGCCGGTGGCCGGACCCTGGGCCGCGGCGTTGATGATGCTGGCCTGGCCGCCCCCGCCCAAACCCAGGAGGTTGCTGAGCCAGCCGCCCCCGCCGCCGAAGATGTAGCTGCCCGCGCCCTGGAACAAAGACCCCACCCCTCCGGCGATCAACCCCACCAGGGGCTGGACGATCAGGGATTCCAGGAGGGCATTGCTCAGGCGCTTCAAAAAATTGGTCATCACGTCCGTGAATTTCCCGGTGCGCCAGATGATGATGTCGAAAAACCCCATGAGCAGGCCCTCGGAGGCCTGGGTGAAGCCCGCGAAGGCCTTCACCCCTTGCTGGTAGAGGTTGGTGGCTTCGGCGTGATACCGGGCCGCGGCATCGGCCATGCCCGCGTAAAAGCCCCCCACCTGCTGGGCCATGCCCCGGGCGCGCTCGATGGCGCCCTGGTAATATTGCTCATCCAAGCCCCGGCGGGACCCGTCAATCTCTTCGTAGGCCCGCTTATGCTCCCGCACCAGGTCCCGGAGGGACTGCTGGGGATTGAAGACCGTGCGGCCCCGGCCGTAGTCGGCCGCATTGGTGAGGCCGCCCCAGAAACCCCAATCCTCCCCGCCGCCGCTGCGCCAGCCGCCGGACATCATATCCAGGGGCACATCGCCCCAGGGGAATTCCTCATAAGAATTTCCCCTCTTGGGCGGCGCCTGCAGATCCAAACCCTCTTCCTTAAGCTTTTTTTGCGTGTCCTTGAGCCGGTCCAGCTTCTCCCGGAGATGGTCCGCGCCGCTGGTCATGTACTCCCAGAAGGAGAGGTTGCCTTCCTGCCAGGCTTTGAGGCCCTCCAGGGAGGTTTTCACCTGGCCGAGCACACTGAGAATCAAGAGAATGGCGGCTTTGCCCTTGGTCCCCAGCAGGAAGAAGCCGACAATGCCGGCTTCCTGAATTTCGGGCGGCAGGGTCCGCCGGCCGTCGTCCATCTGCTTCAGGAGATCCCACAGGCCCCCGGCGATGGGCTTGATGTCCGCTAAAAATTGCTTGGTATTCTTCCAGGCGTCGCCCACCCGCTCCGCCAGCTCCTGCTGATGCTCCAGGGCCTGGTTGCCGGTGAGGTAATACTCCTTGATCTTGTCCAGTTCCTGAATGGTGTCCTTGTAGATGGGTTTGAAGGCCACCTGGGCCAGCTTGTCCGCCACCGTGCCCAGGGTCTCCTTGGTGGATTCCCAGGTCTGCTGGATGTCCTTGCTGGCCACCGCGGCCGCGGGGAAAAGACCCATCACCTTTTCCAGGAAGCCGCCGAAGCCCCCCTTTTTCCACTCCTCCAGGATCGCCTGGAATTGTTTCTGAACTTCCTTGCCTTCGGTGGCGGTGATCTGGCCTATCTGCTTCAGCCGGTCGATAACCAGTTTGGCCATCGTGTCGGTGATGCGGGCATGGCCCTCCCAGAGGGCGTTCAATTCTTGGAGGACCTGGCCTTCCTGCTTGATCCAGGGCACCAATTGCTTGACCTTGTCGATGAACAGGCCGATGTTGTCGATGGTGCCTTTGCTGACGGTATGATTCCGGGCGATGGCCCACTCCATCACCATCATCATTTCCCGGGCGTTGGCGAAATACTTGGAGGAGGCCACCATCGCATAGTCGACCAGCTCCCCGTATTTTCCCTTGAGGCTGTCGTAGTGGGCCTCCAGGTCCTTGCCCGTCTTGCCGGAGAGGTCCGCCTCGGCTGCGGCCATGCGGATGATGGCCTTCTCGTAGGCGTCCACCGACTCCATCGCCTTGTTGAAAAGGCTGTACGATCCCCGCACCACCGCGTACAGCGCCACCATCTTCGCCTGGGCCATTGCCACCGACTGCCCCAGGCGGTCGTAATCCGCCCCGGCCTGGGCCGCGTCCTTGCCGCTCCGGGCCACCCCCTGGCCGCCCGCGGCCGCGGCCTTCCCGGCCCGGTCCAGGGCCTCGCCGCTGGACGCGGCCGCGCCCTTCAGACGCTCCAGGTCGCCGGTGATGCCGGTGATTTTGACCGCGCCCTGTTCATCGACGATGATGGTGAGTTTGACTTCAGGCATCGGGTTGGTTCAGCCTTTTCACGTTTTCCCAGGCGATTTTGCTGATTTTGTTGAGTTTTTGCAGCAGGCGCACCGGGTGCCGGACGCCCCAGCGCGCCATCAGGGCAAAGAAATCAATTCTCTGGCAGAAGGGGCCGGTCAAAGTGCGGTAGATTTCCCAGACCAGCAGATTGTTGGGGGCCAAACTCGGCATCTGGCAGTCCGCGCATTTCCTCTCCACGCCGAATATCCGCCGCTCCAGGCGGCAATCCTCGCAGGTTAAGCTGAGGGGGTCGGTGAAATATCCGGCGTAGGCGGCAAATTTTCGTTGTCTTGTTCCTCCTGCCTGGTCACCTGGCGGTCCCAATCCCGCACATACTTGGACAGCCAATTGGAGAAGTGCACCGCCTGGCGCACCAGGAACTCCAGGTTCTCCGGGCAAAAGGTTAGTTCTGCTTCAGGGTCTACGCCCTCGGCCGTCACCTTGCGCCCCGGCAGGAGCAGCGCCAGGTGCTCCACCTTGAGCCCCTGCCAGCCGGCCACCGCATAGAGGGTCAACTGGAACTGGTGCTCCACCCAATCCACCGCGGCCAGGGCCCGGGCGGCCACCGCTTCTTCGTCTTCCTCCCCCCGGGGGATCATCAGTGGTGCAGGATTTCCAGCCTGCACACCTTTCAACATCGCCCGGCCCATGATCCGGGCGCTCTCGGGCACGTCCGGCAACCTGAGCAGCAGCTTGAAGCCGGGAATCTGCGGATACTCCACCCACCGGGGCGCGGCCAGGTCTTCCACCAACTCGCTGATTTTGAGAATTTCAGCCATCTCTTTCCTCTCTCAATGATCTCTGCGCCTTTGCGCCTTTGCGTGAGGTTTGTTAATTACGTCAACAAGATACTCCACTCATCATCGCCGTTGGTTTCCTTGAGGGCCGCGGTGGTCTGGAAGATGCGGATTTCCTTGCGGTCGCCGGGCTTCAGGTCCTCCAACTGGGCCTTGCCCGCGGTGATGGTGATGATGTTGCCGGGGGTGGAACCCACGGTGCAGCTCATGGCCGCGCCGCCGGAGGCCCGCCATTTGCCGTAGAAATCCTTGGTGGCCACGGCCACCGCCGCGGGGTCGAAACTCCACTTGGGGTGCCGGGGGCCGAGAATGGCCGGGCGGAAGCCGCTGGGTGCGCCGGCGTCGTCGGGGAGAATGAGGGTGTTGCCCAACGACAATTCTGACTTGGATATGATCGCCTGGTAGGAGTCGAAGAGGAAACTCACCCCCAAAAACAGCGGCGGCTGGATGAGCATGGGCGCATAGTTGGCCCCGGCAAGAAAACCGCCGTCCACCACCGTGAAATCCATGCCCTGGAAATTGAACTGCCCCAGGAGGCCCTTGGCCTTGTCCATGACGACCTTCAGATCGCCCCGGCAGCCCCACACCGTTTTTCTCAACGTCCCCGTATAGCGCCCCAGGGTGACGCTGGGCACGTTCAGGGTGGCGGGTTTATACTCCACGCTGACGCCCGGGGTGATGATCTCCTGGGCGCCGCAGGCCTTGAAGTACTTGCCCCACCAGGGCGGCGTGCCCGGGGTGCCCGAGCCTGCCAGGTGCGAACTCCAGGAAATCTTGGCCGAGCGCTCGCCGGGCTGGGATTCGATCTCCCCCAGGGTTTCCTTGGCGGGATCGGCCTGGTAGCGCCCGATTTCCGGGTCCCAGCCGGGAGCGATGGCCAGAAAGGCCTCGGCCCCGGTCAGGGTCTCGGCCACCCCCTCTACGGATTCGAGTTTTCCCGCCATTTGCATGCGTTTGGTCAGATCGGCCATGACTACACCTCGCTCTTAATATGGTTTTCGCCCAGAGGTTCAGGGGCTTGTGGAGCAGGCGTCTCGCCTGCTGGCGGGCGGGCCTCCACCTCCGGGGCCGGGGCCGCCTCCGCCAATCCCTCCCAATGGGGCGGCCTCAGGGTTACGGTCCCGGCCTCCCGGGCCTCGAAGAATTGGACCGGGAGATTCTCGCCGAGGGCAGGGTCACCCGCCTTGCGGCGGCGTGACTTCAGGATCACCGTTTCCGCGGAGCGCGCCTGAAAGGATTGGCTGGCGGCGTCCAGTGGCGCAGGCGTCCCGCCTGCGCTCCTTTGAACTTCCTCCTCCGGCACTTCCCGGCCCGCCACCAGCGTCACCGCTTTTTGGGCGTCCATTAGCCGGAGGTCCCCAGAATCCAGACCAGGTAATCGCAGGGGTCGCCCGCGTCGTTGGCGACCTTGATCTTGTCGCCGGTGTCCGGGGTCACGGTCCAGCCGGTCACCGGGTTGGCATAAGCCAGTTTACCTTTGGGCGCCAGCACCACCGTGTGCGCTGCGGCCCCCAGGAAGACCAGGGGATTGGCGTCGTTGCCGATGGTGAGCGTCTTGGTGCTGCTTAAGTTTTCGATGACCACGGCCCGGACCTTGGCGAAGGCCAGGGCCGCGCCGAAGGCGTCCGTCAGGCCGCCCCCGACCAGGTCCAGGCTCTCGTTGGCCCCGCCCGCCAGGGTGCGTTTGTCGTGGAAAACCAGGTCCCCCTGCTCGGAGCCCACCCCCGCGGCGAAGTCCTGGCTGATGGCCTTATTCAACTCATCCACGGGGGTGCTGTAATCCATCACTTTGGTGGCGGTATGCCGGATGGTGATGCCCAAACGGGCGCTGTTCAAGCCCATGATCAAACCTCCTCGGTGACCGAATCGTTGATGATGACGTACTCCGCCAGGTAGATGACGGTTTTGGGGGAACTGGCCAGCTTGGTTTCCTTGCGGATCTGCAAGGGCCGGATCTCCAGCCCCAGGTCTTTCCGGTTCAGCAGCCGCCGCAGATCCTTGAGGATGGTAAAGGCCCCGGCATCCCCGCCCCGGGCCTGGTCCTGGCTCCGGAAACTCCTGGCCCCCACCAGCAGATTGACCCGGGTTTCCTGGTAATCTTGAACGATGTCCAAGACTGAGTAGTCCGCCTCGCTCACTTCCACCAGGACCCCGGGAAAGCCCCGAAGGAAATTGTCCAGGGCCGCGTCCTCGTCCAGCTCACCGGCGTAACCTTTCAAGGTCTTCAGGTAACTCCCGTTCTCGACCTTCAGGCTGGCCAGGGCCTTGAGAATCGCGGCCTCGTAGTCGTCGAATCCGTAGTTCATGCCGTCTTCAGAAATTCGGTCCAGCGGTTAATGAAATAGCCCCAATCTTCCGCCTGCACCAGGAGGAACGGGCGGGCCGGCATCTTCCGAGTGCCCAATTGATGGAACTTGGCGTATTTGACGTTGGTGATCAGTTCCACCCGGTTGCGGAAGGCCCGATAGGAGATGGAGCGCCGCAGGCGTCCGGTTCTCGTCAGGATTTTGCGCCCGGACCAGGCTTCCCGGCCTTTTTTGCTCATCCGGTCTTTTTTGGTCCAGGCGTATTTCAACCCCGAGATCCAGCCCACCAGGGTGGAAAAGTTCAATTTGGCCCAGCGCACCGGGCGGCCCTCGACCTCGAAAGTCTTATCGGTGGAGCCTTTCATGCGCTCCCCGAAGTCCGCCATCACCAGGGTGGGGTCATCCAGCTTGGCCTTGAGCTGGCGCATCAGGGCCGTGGCCCCGAAATCCTGGTGGATGATGTGCAGCCGGTACGCCATGACAGCCCTACCAGTTTTTCAAAGTTTCCCGGGAAAAGACCCGGTCGCTGCTGGAGATCTCCGCCACCGCGGATTCCACCTCCGGGAGTGGCGCCGCCGTAGCCCCCAAAGTCGCTGTCCCTTTGGAGAGCCGGTCTAAGAATTTCACCGCATCCTCATACTTCTGCCGCCGCACCTTGGACTCCAGGTTGCGGCGGGTGAAGAGGTGGTAGATGGCCATGTCCACGGACAGCGACCGCACCATCTCCGGCGCCGGATTGAAAGGCACCTGGTAGCGCTTCCCGCAATAGGCGTCGATCTCGGCGTCCGCCTTGGCAATGGCCTCAGCCACCATCGTGGCCTCCGGCGTCCCCCCGGACTCCGCAGTCAGGTCCGCCAGCTCCTCTTCGGAGATCTGCTTGAGGATGTCGCTTTGGGTGCAATACGGCATGGCCTATCCCTTGTCCTTCCCGCCTTTCTTGGCTGCGGCCAACTGGCCTTCCAGGTCCTTCACTTTGACTGTTAGAGCCGCAATTTCGTCAACGGCCGCCGCGTAAGTAGTGTTCCATTGGTCGATTTCGCCTTTGAGGGCCTCGATATCCTCCCGGGCCGCGGCGTCCGCCAGCGCCGCCTCAGAAGGCTCCCATTTCCGGACCGCCGCGCCCAGAGTAGTCAAAAGTTCCTTGGCCCGGCCCAGTTCCTCTTCCCCGGGCCGGTAATCACCGGGGAGGAGGCCCAGCTCGTGAATGAGCAGAGCCATTCTCCCCTGCCGCCTGATCCGCGCATCGTCTTGAACCGGCATCATTCTGTCCTCCGGCCTACGCCGCCAGGTCCTGAATGACCAGCAGGTCGGCGGTGCCTTTCCAGACGTTCTCCTTGCTCCCGCCCGCAGTGGCGTCGCCGATGATGAACTGGTTGTTCAGGAGTTCCCGGGCCTTGCCTTCGAGAGAGGGCGGCACCACCAGGAGATTGGGGGTGATGTCCAGGGCCTCGCCCCGCACGTTTTTCAGGCTCATCATCGCCGCCCGCACAGCCCCGAAGTTGTCGCCGCTCAGGACCGCCTTGCTGCAATGGGCCAACTGCCACAGCCCGAAGCCCACGTTGCTCCGGTAATCCACGCCGTAGCGGATCTTGCCGCGCATGAACTTCTCTTCATCGTCTTCCTTGTCCATGCGCACCAGCCGCCAATCCCGGCGCAACTGAAAGATGAAGGGCTTGATGGCCCGGGATACGTCCAGCAGATACCAGGGCGTGCCCGCGCCGTCGGTGTAATTGCTGGCCACGGCCGCCTCGTTAGTGGGCACGGGCGCAGGATGATCGGTGTCGAAAAAGTGTTTGCCGTCCCAGATGGTGGCGGTGAGGCCCGCGGCGATCAGCGCCCCGATGAGCCGGTCCGGGTGCTTTTTGGCGGCCCGGCCCAACTCCGAAACCAGGGGGCTGTAAATCCCCAGGGTGTCGTCCTCGATATCGTCTTCCTCCACCTCCACCGTGCCCTCGTACTTCTTGGCCTCGATCTGGAAGGCTTCGGCCTCCAGGGATTGGATCTGGCGGTCGCCGATCCATTCTTGGATGCCGGGGAAGTTTTTCAGCCATTTATAATCGACGATCCTGGTGGAGGCCCGCACCAGCATGGCCACCCGTTCCCACCAGGGCTGCGTCGCCTGCAACGCCTCGTTGAAGAGGGCGTTGAAGGTGATGTACATATTCGCCAGCTTGTTTTGGTCAATGATCATGAGGTATTTCCTCCCTGATTAGGCTGTGGTTAAGCCGCGTTCTTCCGGGTGAAGGACACCCGGGCCGCATAGAGGTGGAGGTCGTCGGTGCCCAGCTCCCCGCTCTTGGGCTTCAGCACCACCGTCAGGTGCGCCGGGCCGTCGGGCACGTTCGCCTTATCGATGGTCATGGTGTACCAGGTAAGGGTGGCGCCGCCGGTGATCTCCGGGTCCGTGCCGGCGCAATCGGTGTCGCCCTTGTCGAAATAGGCCTCCATCTCCAGCACCGGGGTGTCGGTGGCCCCGGTCATGGCCACGGCCACCTTCACCTGCACGTCCGCGCCGCCGTCTAAGTCCGCGGGCAGGCTCACCCCGAAGGCCACGGCCACGGGGGTGGCGTGGGCCGCCCACTTGAGCACCCGCTCCTTGTCGCTGATCTGGGCCCACCCCGGGGCGGTCGCGGCCGCGTACTTGGTGAGAACGGTGCCGTCCTCCAGGGTGAGGTTGGCCAGGACGTCGATGTCACCGTCCACGGAGATGTTGTAAGTCCCCAGGGTGGCGGGTTCGATGTCGATCTGGCCCTTGGTGGCGGAAATGTATTTCGCCAGCCGCCCGCAAGGCACCAGGTTGTTGCTGGTGTTGTCGAAGGTCTGATCGTCCTTGACGTACATCATGGAGCCGACCATCGCCTGGGTGATGGAGGTGGCCTGGAATTCAAAGACCCCCTTGCGCCGCACCCGGATGGTCTTGGCGCCGTTGGCCCCGCCGGTGTTATCCACCTGCTGCAGCGCCATGCCCGCCAGGAGGAAACTGGCGGTATCCGCGGCCGGCACCGCATAGCCGTCGGTGTTGACGCACACCAGGCTGCCCGCGTAGATCTTGGCGTTCGCGGCTACGGGATAGTCGATCTCCACCCCTTCCCGATACGGCGTCGCCCGGTCTTTCGTTAAGGCCGTCATGGTTACCTCCCCTCTTTGAGCAGACCCTGCTCAACCAGTTGTTGATGGCTGGCCTTGAAGGCTTCGGGCTTGATCCCGGCTTCTGTGCACATGGCCAACTGCTCGGCGTCCAGCCCCTCCTGGCCGGTGGCGCCCGGCTTGGGGGTCTTCAGTCCCTGGCCGTCCGGCATCACCTCCGGCTTGGCGGCGACCCAGGCCTTGAAGGCCTCCAGGTCCTGGAGGGCGTATTTCAGGGCGAACTCCTTTTCCCCGGGGGTGATCTTCCGGGCGTCCAGGGCCTCCTGCACCGCGGCCTCCGCCTTGGCCGTAGCACTCTCGGTTTCCAGGGCCGTGACCTTGGCCTTCAGCTCCACCAGTTCCCCCTGCCCCTGCTTCAGGGCCAGGACGGTGCCCTTGATCTCGGAGACCGTAGCTTCGGGTTTTAGGCCCGCGGCCTGGGCGATCTCCGGCAGGGCTTGCGCCAACTTGAACCGGGTATCCGCCAGGGCCAGGACCTCCGCCTCCGGCTGCTCGCCGGTAAGCCCCAACAACCGCATGATGTCTTGTTTCATGGCTTTCGCCTCCTCCCTTTTTTTGCTCCCCGGCCAGCCGGCCGGCAGCAGGTCCATGCAGCCCAGGGCCTTGGCCCGGGCGATGATATGTTTTTGGGCGGCCTCCTGGTCCTTGGCCCGGCCGATGGCCTGCACCGCGTTTTTCACGTCCTCCCGGCTCTTGATGGGAAAAGAGCCGTCCGGCATGGCCTCGCCGTCCTGGGCCATTTTTTTGCGCTCCTCCATCGAGAAATCCCGGAGCACCAGGATTTCTGGTCCTTCCTCTCCCCCATACTTCGCGGCCAGGAGCGGCGGCAGATTGCTTATGGCCGGGATGTTGGTCAGCGCTACATGCAGCAGGGCAAGGGGGTGCCGGGTCTTGGGGTCCAGGAGCAGCACTGGGGAATGATAGCGGTACTCCCCGGCCAGAATATGCGCCTTGGCCGTATCCGTCCATTCCACCCGGGCATAAAGTCCATCTTCCCGGCTCTGCAACTCCTTGATCCAGCCCGCGGCCGGGGCCTTCCCGCCCGTCAGGGTCTGGTGTTCGTAATCCACCACCAGGTCCACTCCTCCGGCCGAGAACTTCCGGATTACGGTTTCCAGATCCCCGGGCTGCACCTCAAAGGGCTTGCTCGTATCCCGCAGTTCCACCCGGCCAAAGGGCAAAATTTTGATCCATTCCGGAGTTTGGCCGCCGCTCTCGCATACGTAGAGGAGCAGGGCGGCCGTCCCCGTCTGCCGTTTCTCAGTCATAAATCGCCTTCTCCAATGCCTTTTGCAGTTGCGCCGCCAGCCAGGGCGGATATTTGTTATAGTCAGGTTCCCAGCGTCCCCCCAGGGCCGGGCCCCGGAACTTGGGGTTGGCCGGGGGCAGTCCCTCGTCGTCTTCGCTGATCTTCAGCCCCAGGTCGTCCACCTCCCACCGGGAGAGGGTGATCCATTGGGACCGTCAGTTGTGGTGCCGGGGGCACCAGTTGGCCCGGACATAGGCGCTGTCCAGGGGCATGGTGACCCCGTTCAGCCGGTAGCACCCCGGCGAGGTCCGGCCGTCGATGACCGCCCGAAAGGTGGCCCAGGGCCGCAGCGCCTTGGTGGCCTGGGCCTGCTCCCAATGCCCCCGGCCGTAGGCCGAGAGGATATTGGTGTTAAACACCGTCCGCCGGTGCCAGGGGTTGGTAATAATCCCCTGCACCGCCTTGGAAAAATCGGCATAGACGCCGCCTTGGTACAGAGCCGCAAAGAGCGCATCGTAAACGGCCAGGAGCTGGTCCGCCTCATAAACCCGGGCCGCGGTGAAGGCCCATTGGCGCATCTCCGCGGATAACCTGGCGAACTGGTCCGGAGTGACGATTTGCCGCTCCAGGAACCAATCCACCGCCTCGATGAAGGGCGGAATATTTTCCGTCTGAAAGTGACCATCGAACTCGGGCATTTCCCACCATATGGATCCGTTTAGGTCTAAATTAGGGACGGCTTCCCACCTCCCAGATGATTCGGAGTTCCGGCCCTGGGTGGATCGCTTTCAGATCTCCCCACTTTGCGAATTTGCGCAAACTGAGGGTTGCCCCTAAACCTTCACCACGTCCTTGGCAAACAGCCCTTTGGGGCCCTGCTCCAGATCGAATTCCACTTGGTCATCTTCCGCCAAGCTCTTGAAGCCCATGCCGGAGATGCCGGAGTGGTGTACAAATACGTCCGGATGCCCGTCCGGCTGGCTGATAAACCCGTACCCCTTGACGTCGCTGAACCATTTGACTGTGCCTCTTAGCCGCACTTTCCATCCTCCTTGCGTTGCGTCTTTGCGCCTTGGCGTCTTTGCGTGAGGTCTATTGCAACCGCGCCCGCAGATGCGCCAGCACCATCGCCTGGTACAGGGCCTCCTCCTGGCCTCCGGATTCCAACTCCGGGTAGAGCGATTGCAGGCGGCGCATGATCTCCTCCAGGCCGGCCCCTTGTTCAATGAGTTCCAGGACCGGGGCCAGCATCTGGGCCGCGGCTGCAGCGGAAGCCTCCAGGGCCGCCCGGGCCAACTGGTCCAACTCCTGCTGGGTTTGGATCACCTGGGCGTCCTGGGGGATCAGCTCCAACTCCCCGTCCCGAAGCGGCAGGATCAGCCTCATGGCCCGTGGCGCCGGCGTCCCCGCCTGCGGTCCTTTCTCTGACCCCTGGCCCCTGGCCCCTGGCCCCTGTTCCGGGGGCGGCGCATCCCCCAAGGTCTCCTCCCCCTCTTTCGGCTCGGGTATCCCGAAATGATCGTTCGCCCACCGGAGGGGAATGCGTTTGCCAAACCCGGCTTCCTTCAGGTTTTTGACGACCTCGGAATCCTCCTTCAGGTCCGGCGCATCCTGAATCAGCAGGGCAAAACGTGGCACCTTCTTTTTTTTATCCCAGCCGAAGTTGTAGCCCACCAGGGGCCGCAAAATCTGCTGGCGGATGGTCTTGGCGATGGCCTTGGCGTCCGCTTCCACCAGGTCCCGGCGCACGTCCGCATGGACCTTGCCCGCGGCATAGGTGCCGGTCGACCCTTTGGTATCCGTGGTCAGGGTCTGGCCCAGCACCGCCTTGGACATCTCCCGGTTGCAGAAATCGGCCATCACCTCGTAGGGATTGTAAGACCCGGTGAGGCGGCCCGCCGCCTCCACGAACTCTATTTCCGTGGTCTTGCTGATCACCCCCGCGGCGTCGGACCCCAGGCTGCGGATGGCCTCCTTCAGGGCCGCGATGTCCTCCTTGGAGGCCGAGGGGTCGTATTTCCCGAGGCGCAGGGGCATGCCGAAGATCTCGTTGAAGGTGACCCAGTCCTTCACCGCAAAGTTTTTAAACAGGAACATATAGGCCACCACCCGCAGCAAGCCGTTCCGGGTGTCATGGCCGCTCCTGGCCGCGTAGCGGTGGTAGGCCAACTGAAACGGCCGGGGCTCCACCCCCATGCGGTTCTCCTCGGTGACCACCTTCGGGGTCAGGGAGTCGACGAAGGTGAGGTTTTTGGGGTGGATCAACTGGAACCCCTTGATCAGGGCCTGGGCGCCGCTCTGCCAGAGGATCTCCGCGGCCCCGTAGCCGTGGCCAACGGCCCCCAGGAGATGGGTCATCAGGGCGTCCAGTTCCAGGTCCTCGAGATGCTCCCGGCAGAAATCGGCGATTTTGGCATCCTCGGGAGCGTCGGACGCGGCCTCCACCTGCCACTCCAGGCCCAGGACCGCCAGCCGCCGGGTCTGCATCACAGAGAGCAGGTGGCCGTCCTTTTCCTCCATCTCCTCGAAGAGTTCCGCCTGGCGGTAGACGTCGCCCACGTCCGCGGCCTGGAAGATGGCGGCCAGGCGCGGGGGCGTCAGCCCCGCGGACGGGTAGCTGGACCAGCGGTCCCGGATGGAGACCACCCCCAGCTCCCGGGTCTCCGGCCGCTTCGCAGGCGGAAAGGGCCGCCCGAATTGGTCAACGAGTACGGACATGATTCTCCACGCAAAGACGCTAAGTTTCCAAAGCGATGGCGGCGTTGGCCCACATCACCGCTTCTTGCAGCTTGGTCATGGCCAGGGACTTTTCCCGACCGTCCGGGCATAGATCATTGATGAGCAAAGCGAAACCGAAGGCGTAACTGCGAATCTCCTGATATTTTTCAGGCTGCCCCTCTTTCGGCGGATGGTAGGTAAAGTTCTTTTCGATAATTTTCGGGTCCATTTATTCCCCCTCTTGTCCCTGGCCCCTGACCCCTGATCCCTGCATCAATACGCCCCCCGCTGCCCGGCAAAACGCCGTTCCTGGACCCGCTCATACTCCACCGGCTGGCCCACCCCGCTCTGGAGCAGGCTTACCGCGCCCTCCAGGGCGTCGGCCCCGTCGTCCTTCACGTTTTTGTTGAGGATGTACACCAACTGCTCCCGGAGCCGGTCCTGGTCGCTGTGGCCTTTCTCAAACTCGATCTTGCCGTGCTCCACCAGGTAGGACAGGGTGCTGACGATGCGCCCCTCTTTGTTGGTGGTGTGCTTCACGCCCTTCCAGGGGAGATACCGGCCCGCTTCCCGGGCGTAATTGGCAATGGCTTCGTGGAGAAAATCCTCCAGCATGTTCTCCTCGATGCCCACCACCACGCTGCCGTAAGTGTCTTTCTGCCAGTAGAGGGCGGCGAACATCTCCCCGATGGTGGCGTGGCGTATCCAGGCGTGTAACACCCGGAAGAGCATTTTTTGCCGGTCCACCCCCACGGTGACCGCGGCCTTGAAATCGTTGTTCTCCCCTTTTTTGGCGGAGGGGTCGCAAAAAGTGGCCACGATCATCGAGGACGAATCGATTTCGTCACGGTTAAAAAAACGGAACCATTCCTCACGGAAGGGGGAATCTTCAGCGCCGCACCGGTTCATCATCTCCCGGTTGAAGGCCACGGTCCCCATCTTCTTCCGCTTGGCCTTCAGGCGTTCCAGGCTCCAGGCGCCGGGCCACAGCGGCCGCTCCTCCGGAGTGCCTTCGTCCAGAATGGCCTCGTAGACCCGGGAGATGTAGAGGGGGGCGCCGGTTTCTTCGTCTTTTTCGGCGATGAGCTGGGAGAGGATGCTCTTGTTGTCGAAGAGGTTCCCCACCATGATGAAGCAGTAGCCCGGCCCCGCGGAGCCGAGCACCGCCTGCTGCAGATATTCCTTGCCCTGCTTCACCAACTGCGGATTGCGCACGTTGGTGTCGTTCTCAAAGTCGTCCACCAGGATTTTATCGGGCCGCCACTGCCGGTTTTTCAGCCCCCGGACCTTCTCCCCCCGGCCCCGGGCCAGGACCCGGACGCCGCCCACGGTGGTGAAATCGTTCTTGGCCCATTGCCCGCTCTGCATATCCCCGAAATCATGCCGGAGACGGGGATTGTCCTCCAACTCCAGGCGGATGGGGAGGGTGAAGCCGGTGGCCTGGTTGTTGGAGTCGCTGACCACCATGATGAAATGGCGCAGCTCGTAGCAGATATCGTGGAGCGGATCGCCGAAGGTGAAGAAGGTGGATTTGGCATGTTCCCGGGGCGCGCCCAGGAGCACCACCTCGTCTTTCAGGTCCCCGAAATCCCCCCACTCGTCGTGAAATTCCCCGAACTCCCCGTAAAAATAGTGGGGCAGATAGGTCTGCATGAAAAAGAGCTTGTCCCACCGGGCCCGGTCGATTCTCTCTTTCTGTTTCTCCGGGGAATCATCCTCAAAGGGCGAGACGGAATTCCTGATCCAGGCCTTGAGAGCCTCAATCCACTGATCAAATTTAAACTCTGTAATCTTAGGCCGTTTGCGCATACTGAGCCTTGCCCCGGGCCGCAATCACCTCAAAATTCCTGGCGAAGACCTTCAGACCCTCGGGGTCAACCTCTTTCAAAATATTGGCGATGAACTCCAGGTCCTCTAAAAACAATGCCGGCCGGTCGATGTCCGGGGCCGGGGCTTCCTCCTGGCGGCTGGTTTCCTTGGGACTGATCACCTTGGCCACCCGCACCAGGCCGAACATGCTTTGCGAATCTAATTGCTTCTCCTTGTCCTCCAGGTCCTTCAAAACCTCCAAGGCCTTTTTCATCAACCGTTTTCTAAATTCGATGCTGCCCTCTTCCAGGTCCATCAGGTCCTGGCGCAACTGGTCTTTTTTATTGCGCCAGCCTTCCGCCTGCGCCCACCGTTGGATCTGCGTGCGTGAGGGCGTCGGCGCCGGGAATAATTCTTTTAGGGCCGCAGCAACGTCCTCGTAAGAACCGCATTCGCCGGTGGTATAAAGCGATTTGGCTTTTTCCCGGACGGCCATCGAGTATTCCTGACCCATGCGGTTATTCCAGGTAACCCTTAATCGCCTTGATTTCCCCCAGCGTCTTCTTCAGGGCAGCATGCGCCAGGGTGAAATCTGTGGCCAGGGAGAAGATGAGTTCCGCATCCACCTCCTCCACCGGCTTCAGCGGCGGCAGGTGATGGCGCAAGGTGTCCCGCAGGTTTTCGGCCCGCAGCCTCTCCCCTGTCACCCGGCTTTCCAGTGCGGTCAGTTCAACCTTAAGTTGCACGATCTCAGGACTGGCCATTACTCTCCCCCTGGCCTACCTATCCGCCTTTTGGCGGCATTTTTCCACGATGTCGGTGCATTGCTGCATGGCCTGGATATTGGCCTGGATCAGCCTCTCCAGATATTCTCCCCGCTCGGCGTAACGCTGGGTCAAGGCCCCGAACATCTCCACCAAGCGGGCGTTGTTGTCGTATTTGTCGCTCATCTCCTTGAGGATCTGCGACATCTGCCCGTTCATCCCGGCCAGGTCGGTCTTATAAAGTTCCAGGACCTTCTGATAGTGCTCCAGGATTTTGCTGTTGGCTTTTTCCTGCGCCTCGGCGCTATCTTTGCCGGCCTTGCTCTGGGCCGCATAAGCCTCTTTCAAAGACCGGATGGACAGCCACCAAAGGAAGGCCATGATCCCCGGCACGCCATAGGGGGCCAGCTTTTCCAGGACGCCCACAAAGGCCAGGTTCTCCATCTTACGACCCCGTCACGCCGGGAGGTCCCGCGTCCAGGCCGGGAAAGATTCCGGGGGCGGCGGGTCCGGACTTGGTCACCCCGGCCCTTAACGCGGCGGTGGTGCCCCCGAAGAGAATCTCGAACAGGCCCAGCATCGCCGCCATTGCGCTTTGCGACCCCCAGCCGTCGGTGCAAACCGCGAGGCCCAGAATAATCAGGCCCTTGGCGATCATCAGGCCGGAGAAGATATAAGTTTTTTTGCCGCTCAGATGGTTCATTTCTTCCCCCCCGCCTCCTCGATGGACACGTATTTGCCGCCGACCTTGGCCCAGCGGGCCTTGCCCCCCCGGACGTCCAGATGCACAAACCCGTTTTCCGGGTAGACCCCGATGCCGCCCCGGGCGAACGCCGGGATCTCCCGGGCCAGCTCGTAAATCCGCCACAGGCCGAGCCCTGGAATGCGCACGTCCCCCGCCCGGCCCTCCAGGACCTCCGTGGCCAGGTGGAAGGATTGAGGTTCACCCCCCACCTCCCGGTTATGCTCCGGACAGCGGCAGCCGCTGACCACCATGACCGGCCGCCCGGCCCGGTCTCGCAACTCTTGCAGCGCCGCCACCAGCTCCGGGGAGACGTTGTCCGTGCCGCAGCCGCAGTGGCAGGCGAACTCTTTCCGGGAAAATTTTCGGCTCAAATCACCCATTACTCCACCCCCCTGTTACCGCATCCTTGCGCACATAGGTTGCTTTGCGGCCTTTTCAGCCTCTGCCGCCGGGAACGGCCCGAGCCGTATCCCGGCTACACAAGCTGAAACAGCGGTCAGGCTTTCTCGTGGTGCCGGCGTCCCGCCTGCACACCTTTGAGTTTTTGCCTACTTCACCCCGGCTTGGTCCGCCAGGCGCTTAGCCTCCGCGGCTTTAGCCTGGGCCGCGGCCACTTCTTTCGGATCGGGGCAGTTTTGCTCCGACAGCGCGCCCGCCAGGGCCAGGGCCTGATCCGCAATCTTCGCGCCCAGGGCCACATATTTGTCAGCCTCCGCCATCTCCTTGATTTGCGGCTTCAAAATGCCGCTGGAGTTGTAATAGGTGCCCGCCACCGTCTGCAGCACCGCCCGGGCCTTCGCCGGCCCCTCCGGATTCTGGCAGCAGCCTAAGAAGAGTGCTGCTAACGCCAGGAATAAAAAAACCCACCAAACCTTTTTCATTTCCTTGCTCCTTCTGATAGTGGCGCCAGGCTTTTAGCCTGGTCACAGTGGCCGCAGGCTTTCCAGCCTGCGGCGCCTTAAATTCCCGGCCTCTCCAGGTTCAGAGCCAGGGCCGCGCACAACAGGCACAGAACCATGCTCGCCTGCATCGGCGCCAGCATCTCCCCGCTCCCGAGCCAATAGGCCAAAACGGTTTCCATTACCTACCATTGAAGCACATTTTTGTTGTCCGTTGGGTCCGTTAGGTCCGTTAGGTCCGTTAAAGTTGTTCTTGATGCAAATAATTTAGCTGGTTGGGCGGTACCTTGTCCCGGATCACCCGGTTGATCCACCAGGAAAACTTTTCCAGGGCCGATTCGGGGATGCGGATGCGCCGCGCTGAAAACCGGTGCGCAGCCAGCTTCCCCTGGTCGATCAGGCGCCGCACGTGCCGCTCGCTCACGTGGAGCCGCTTGGCCACCTGGTCCACCCTGAGCATCTTCTCCGCCTTCTCCCCGCCCTGCTCCATCGCCTCTCCCCGGCGCTTTGCGCCTCTCGCACCTTGGCGTGAGGATTACGATTCGCTCTTTTCCTTAGCCCGGGCCATCACCAGCAGGGCCATGATGGCCATCCCCGCGCCCACCCCCAACACCAGGCCACCGTAAAAAGCCAGTAGCGCCATGTCTACCTCCCTTCTGACACCGGGCAATGCCCGGCCGCGGCCTTTTTCCGTTCATCCTTTTCCCTGGCCTCCATTAACCGGGGCATCAAAGTTTCCGGGGTCACCGCCACCAGGATTACCTGATGGGCATCGGTGATTATCATGCTCCGGGTGCGCCTGCCACTGGTGGCGTCCAGCAGCCGCCCGGCCGCCTTCGCCTCCTGCCGCAACCGTTTACCCGGTCCCGTATTGGGGACCAGAATCGCGGTCACCCGCCACCAAGGCACTCGATTCTCATAACCTACATGCATCTTTCATCCCTCCAAATACGCCCGCTTTACTGCGTCCGTGGCCCCCCGGAGGCTCGGCGGCAGCCGTCTCCGGGGAGGGGCGTCCCGCCCCCCGGAATCAGGGTGAGAGCCTTGCTTGCTTGCTTGCTTGCTTGCTTTTTGCTTTAGTGGCGCAGGCTTTCCAGCCTGCTCACCATCGATTAATTTCCCGAAAACCTCCAGCCACTTGATCTGCATCTCGGGACTCCAGGCCGAGTCGAAGTCCGGGAGTTTGGCCAGCAGCGAGGCTTCCCCTGATACTATCGCCCCTGGGGGCATTGGCGGAAGCGCTGGCATGGGCGCCATCGGGTGTTCAGGTGCGGTAGGTCCATACGTTCCTGGAGGATTCCGGGGATCGGGGACACCCCCCAGAGGCGGGGCCGCGGCCTTCCGGGCGGCGATATTGGCCATTTTGGTCACGATATTCCGGCGCTGCTGCTCCTGGAAGCAGAGCCGGCACCGGCCCCGGTAGGCCCCTTTCTTGTCCCGGACCTGCTCATTCTCCGGGTGCCTGGGGCACCGGGGCGCCGGGCGGTCCTCTGCCGCGGCAGGGACCGCGGCCGGCGCGCCCCGGCCGTTGTCCGGCCGGGCCGTCTGCAGACACAGCTCGCAAGCCCCGATGGGCTTGCCTTCATGGTCCAGTTTTTGTGCCCGCCCTGGGTGGTCCGGACACCTGGGAATTTCCCTTGCCTCCATCGCTTTACCCTCTCCTTGCCGCGGGGCTGCCGCCTGCCGGGGCGGCAGGGTCCTGGGATTCAAAGGCATCCCCAAATGGTCATGCCGGGTGACAATCTGCGCCCCTTCCACCCCCTCCGGATGCCGGGCCTGTACTTCAGCCCCCTCGGGGCACTCCAGGCACCAGGAGGGAAACCCCACCGCCGCGGCCCGTGCCCGGTTGATCAGGCACTGCCTCTCGGAGATCCGCGCCGCGCCCTGGGGATTGCGGCGGCAATTCATCATCCCCGGCGCGTCCAGGGCCTCATCCTGCGCCTCCGGGTCCAAATCCGGATAAACCTGGGGCGGCCGGTCCATCGCCGCCGGAAAGGCCGTGGGCGTCCGGGTGAACACCGACGCCCCGGAGCCGCGCAAAAACATGATGCTGACCTCCTGGTGGTCCAGGCTTTCCAGCCCGTGGCATAGGCGTCTCGCCTGCGCACCATTAACCCCGGTCTCGCCCGGGGAGCGCCTGCTGGGGCGATTGGCCGCGTTAGATGAGCGTCCCTCCCCGCCCGCGGCCAAGCATCGCCCCTGACGAGTCAGCGAGCCCCGTAAGGAGAGCGGCGGGGGTCCGAAAAAAAGGGGACAGACCTAATTCCCTGCCTATTCGTCTACTTCCTCACAGGTGAACGCATCTATGATTGGCTCAAGGATTTGTTGGTCAAACTTTTCCCACGCTTCGTCTTCGTTAGCAGCCTCAATGATAAATGGCTCAACGGGTGGAGGCGGGGCGCCATAACTATTCGTAAATTCATATTTTGCCATGAATTACCCTCCTTTTAGGCTAAAACCGCGTTGCCTCCCGCCGCTCCGGCTCCCGCTCCCCGAAGATGAACCCGGCGCCCTCGACCTGGCTCACCTGGCAGGCCTCGCACAGCCTGAACAGCGGGGCATAGCCCCCGCAGCGGGCGCAGACGTGGGGGTTAGCCGCCGCCGGCCGCCGGTGAAACCCCGGAAAGTTGTCCCGCTCCATTACTTGCCCTCCCCGATCTTACGGCCCACAGTACGGGGTGAGCAGTGGCCGCCTTCCCGGCAGCACTTGCCCATGCCCCCGGGAATCTTCACCCCCGAATATTTCCGGTTGCCCCGGCTTTTATAAAAGCCGCAGATGTTGCAGTCTCCAGTAGCCCTGAAACTTCCCTCTTTCATCAATTGGCCCATAGATTTTCTCCCTCTGGCCCCTGGCCCCTGGCCCCTGGCAACTGCCTTTCTACTCCTCCAACACCGGCCGCCGGTTAACATCCTCCAGCAGCGGATAGCGCCGGGTGTAGGGCCAGCCGTCCGGAGGGGCAGGCGTCCCGCCTGCTGTCCTTAAGCTCCGGCAGTCCAACTCCAGATAAACAGTGCACCCCTCCACCACCAGCCGCCCGGCGTCCACCCGGGCCGGGGTCCCTTCATGGCGCAGCACCGTCTCCATCACCCGGCAGTGCTCCGGGGACAACTCCCCCATGACCTGCCGCTGCCCCTGCGCCACCGCGTCCCCCACACCCAGATAAAGCGCCAGGCCCCAGCCCAGCAGGATGATGCTCCACGCCGCTTTTGCCCCTGATCCCTGGCCCCTGACCCCTGGTTTCATCCTTCCTCCCGCAGCTCGAAGGAATACGTCTCCTTAGCCCGTTTGTCCGTGCCCACCAGTTGCAACCGCTCCGGGGGCCAGTATTGCAGGGCGTCCCAGTTCAGGGACTTGGAGATCTTGACCACCTCCGCGAAGCCCTGGTAATCCCCGACGCCCAGGATCTCCAAGGCCGCGTACTCCTCGACGGCTGCCAGCACGTTCACCTTCTTGGGCCGGATCACGTGCGCCTCCAGGGAGTAAAACAACTCGCCTGCGGGCAGCTCCACCTTGATGGAGTGCGGCGCGGTGGTGGGGGGATCAAAAAGGTCCCATTTCTGCTCCGCCTCGAAGGCTTTGATCCGGGCCGCGGCCTCCGCCTCCCGGGCCAGTTCCTGGAGATAATTCGCCTCCAGGGCCTCCCAGAACGGCGACAACTCCTTCAGCCGTGCCAGCTCCCCCGCCAGGTCCGCCTCGGCCCGCACCCGGGCGCTTTTAGCCGCGGCCGCCTCGGTCAGCAGCCGGTCCGCTTCGGCATGCGCCGGCGTGGGGTAAGGGACGGTTTTCGGTTTTGGGTTTTCGGTTTTCGGCATCAGTAAACGTCTCCGGCGTTCCCCAGACAAACGCCTGGGCGCTTGAGCAGCTCCGACAGCCTTTCCCGAACCCATAAGGTCAAGCCCCCGGTCCCGCAGTAATCCCGAACGGGGCAATCCCGGTCGCATAACATCTGCAACCGGAAGTGACAGTTAGTCCGGCAGGCGTGCTTAAGCGCTTTTTCTATCGCGGCGTTCCGGGCCTCCAGTTGGTCAACCTTTTTAATCAAATCAAAAACCATTTCTTGATATTGCTCGGGCTTAAGCTCGGGATAGGAGTGTTTCTGGGACTTTTGGCTTTTATCGGGCGTACTCATCGATTCCCTTCTCCTCTGCCATTTTCAAAGGCACGGTCACCGTCACCGGCTCCTGCACCACGGCGATGGCCGACCGGGGCAGGCAGACCGACGCCACCGGCACCGGCGCCTTGGGCCTAAAAACGATGAACAGGTCCTCCGCCCGGTCCCGCAGGACGCGGCCTTTGATTTTCACGTCGCTCATGGATTTCTCCTCGACAAAACCGTCTTCAAACAGCGGTAGAGCAGATCCCAAGGCCCCCGATTCTTGCGGGGAAAGCCTCTTACGACGCCGCTCATCCAAGCCTCCTTGGGCCGCCCCCATTTTGAAAGGGAAAATGAGTAATTGCCTGTTTCAGGGGTTCCAGTGCCATCATTGGCAATTAGGGCTGTCCCCAAATGTGTTGCCCTCGCTGCATCTCCACCTGGTAGTAACTCGACTGTTACCCTCAGCATTTCGCCCCTCAACCTCCTCCCAGCCCCATTTCCCAGGGGCTTAGCCGCAGCTCCCGGGCCACCCGGTAGACGGTGCCCAGGGGGAGCAGCGCCGCGTCCGGCGGGATTCTGCCCCGCTCAATCCCTAAGAACCGGGATTTCGAGGTGGAGAGATAACGCCCCCCCCCCGCTGAATTCTCATACTTGACCCGGTAGATGCCCCTGACCCAGGCGTCCGTCTCCGGGATCTTCCGCTGCCCCCGCCGCATAGCCCTGCTCCCCGGTGGCGCAGGCTTTCAAGCCTGCACTCCTCTCATTTTTAAGGCCATCTGCCCCAGGTAGTCCGGCAGGGCCAGCCGCCGCAGGCGGGCGATCAGGCCCAGGCCGTCTATCAGCCGCTTTTCCTTCTTCCGGAGCCACTCCTCCAGCTCCTGGCCCACGGGCAGGTAATAGCCGGGGCGCAGATTGCTGGAGGTGGAGCAAATCGGCATGGGCCGCATGCCTTTTTTCTCGTTGCCCCGCCTTAAGTCCTCGATGATGTCCCGGACCGCCCGGGTGTCGTTGATGCGGTTGCGCCAACTCCGCCCCGGGAAGGCGATCTCGAAGGCCTCGGCCATGCCTAAAGCCTTGTTCCGCCCCAGGCACTGCACCAGTTTGGCCAGCAACCGGCCCTTGGCCTGTTCCCATTCCAGATCCCGCCGCGCCTTTTTCAGCTTTTTTTCGGTCATGGTTTTTTGCCCTCTAATCAGATGGTTGGGCTGATTGATTGCCGCTGGATTGCCGGTTTTTCTCATTCTTCATGCAAATATGCCGCTCTCCTGCCCGGCCGCGGCCAGCTCCCGGCGGCGCGGCTGGCTGGTGAGGTGCCAGCGCCGGCAGCGCTGGCAGCGGTAGGCCCGCTGCGGCACTTCCTCCCGGCGGGAATAGAAGACGATTTTCCCCACCGCCATCATCGCCCGGCGATGGCTGGCGTACCCCACCTTGCCGCTGGGACATTTGCGGTTGGGGGCCATTTTATTCCCCCATCAACACGTGCTGGGCCTTATGCAGCCAAAAGGATAGCAAGCCCACGATCTGGCTGAATTTCATGCCCGCCTGATAATAGGTAGTGGCATAGTTGGGCTTGCCGTCCAGGTCTTCATCGTCCAGCAATAGCAGAATGGCCTTGGCGTGCCGGTACTTGCCGGCGCGGTAATCCACCAGGGCCTCTTCCAGCATCTCCGGCACCGACCACAACCGGCCGTCCTGGCCGCGATTGGCCCTGATGGAACCCAGAGTCTTCAAAACGGAATATCCCCCAACTCCTGCGTCTTGGCGTCCCCAGTGGCGCAGGCGTCCCGCCTGCGCTCCTTCGCCTGCCGCCTTTTCGCCAGCGTCTCCGGCCGGGGCTGCGGCGGATCGTCCGCGAGCCGGCGCTCGTAGTAAATCAGAGCCGTTTGCAAGTCATTGAGCTGCTCGGGGGAGAGCCACTCCGCCTTATCCACCCGGAACATCTGTTTGGCGATGCCGTCGGCGTAGGCCCAAGTCTTTCACCAAGGCCCCCAGGGTCGCCTGGATGGCCTCCAGGTGGATCTGTTTGGCCCGCTGCTGCTTCTTCGGGTCCGGGGCCTTCTTCACCTTGGGACGATATACCCAACCGCATTTCTTAAAATGCGCCAGCAGCTCGTCCGCCTGCCACTGCAGCAGGTCCTTGGAGGACGTCACCGGCTTGCCCTGCCGCTTGAACTGCGCCAGCAGGTCCCGGTAGCCGCCCTCGTCCAGCACGCCCTTGGCGATCAGATCGGCCTTGGCCACGTGGATCAGGCCGATTTGCTTTTGATTGACCCGGAAGTGGGGTTTCATGGCTTTCGCTCCTTTCCCAGGACGCAACTGCTATTTAGAGTTCTGGCCCGGATCAGCCATTCCGCAAGCTGCTGTATAGTTTCCCCGATGATCTTTGCGTCAATGATCTCTCTCTCCATCTCGCCTCTCCCGCCGCGCCCGCTTGTGGCGCTTGCGCTCCGCCTTGCCCATCTTGCGCTCCAGCCGGACGATCTGCCCGGTTTCCCGCACCCGGTATCGCGTGCCGTCTCCGGCCTTGATCAGCCCCGGGGGATAGCCGCAGGGAGTAACCGGCTTCGGCTTGGATGCCTCCATCAAGGCTCCTCCTCCCAATAATCGCAGTAGTCTTCGGGGGCGGTTAGCAGGTCCAGAAGGGGGGAGGCGGGGCATTCGCAGTAACCGCTCTCGAACTCCGGCGCCCACCAGCCGCAGTTTTTGCAAATCCTCTTACCCGCCCAGGTGGAGGGCAGCCGCACCAGCCCCAGCTTCAACCCCTCCTCCTGGAGGGCCGCGGCCTCCGGAGGATACTTGCTGTCGCCGTCATCCCAGCCTTCAAACACGTCCAAGAACTCCAGCACCCGGCCAGCCCAGTTCGTCAGGGCCGCCAACTCTTTCTTGAGGCAAGGGCTGCCGCGCAGGGCCGGAATTCCGATGACGGTACCGCATTGGTAACAGTTTTTGCCTCTGCCTTTCTTCGGCGCCGCCCCGCAATGGGGACATTGGCTTCCTTCATCTTTTTCTGCTTGCATTTTTGTGCCGCCCCTCCTGGTGGCGCAGGCTTTCCAGCCTGCGCACCTCAATTCAACCCCGCCTCTTCCGGCCCCGGCCGCGGCCCCTCCTGGATGCGCCGGGCGATCTCCGCCGCGGCCTTGACCTCGTCGGCCTGCCGCTTGTGGGCCTTAAGCAGCCCCAGGCCGGTGAGCATCAGGCTGAGGACCAGGTCCTCTGCGGAGTCGTCAAACTTCAACTCCAGTGCCCGCATGATCTCCCGGGCCTCCGCCAGCAGCTCCGCGACCCGCTTTTCCGTCTCGAGGCTGATTTCCAGCGTCATTGCGTCACCTCCCCGAACCGCGCGCCCAGGCTCTTTTTAGCCGCAACTCTAGGCCCTCTTTCCGTCCCACCAGGCTGGCCAGGCCGAACCGCATCAGCATCTCCTGGATTTCCTCCCGGGGCTCTCCGGCCTCCGCACCCCAATCCTTCTCCCCCAGCACCGCCAGCGCCATCATCACCTCCCGGGCTTCGGCCACTATCCGCGCCCGCCGCCGGTAGGATTGGTATTTTTGCCGCAGTCGGCCCAGCATCATCTCACCTCGAAAAGCGCGGCCAGGCCCGATTTCACCAGCCTCCGGTAAAGAATGCGGCCAATTTTGTCTGCAACCCTTTGGGCCGCTAAGGCCAAATCGCTATTCAATGGCTCTCCCCGGCTCCAGAGCTTCGAATAAAGGGAAACCAAAAGACCCGTGTTTCCCTGCGTGTCCCGGGCGAGCTTCAGCAAATATTCCTCCTCGGTGCGCCGCATTTCTGACCCCTGGCCCCTGACCCCTAACCCCTGCATTTACCCCTCCTCCATCTGGCTCACGGCCAGGCGCACGGTCGCCGCCTTCTGCGCCAGGGCGATGGCGTCCAGAAAAATATCATCCAGCGCCACCAGGGCTTGTCTTTGCTTCTCCCGCCAGGCCTTGGCCCGGTCCGCCCGCACCGTGTCGAAGGGACATTCCGGCCCGGCGTCGTTAAGCAGCCGCAGGCTGCCGTCGGGGAGGATCTCCGCCAGGCGCTGGCGCACCGCCGCGGCGCAGAAATCCTTCACTGTCCGTTCCGAGGCCGCGGCCACGGCCCGGAGCTGCTCCTTGGTGGCCCGGCGGCTGAGCCGCAGGAATTTCCACATGATCTGCTGCTTGGAGGGCAGGGCCGGAGGCGGCGGGGGCACATAGCGCAACCGCCCCCGGGCCGGACGCTGCAACTCCCCGGCCTTCACCAGGTCCTGCACCGCGATTTGCAGCCGCTTCTGGTCTTTCTCGGACTTGACCCCCAGAAAATCCTCCAGGGCCACGTAGAGAAACCCCTCCCCCTGCTCCAACTCCCGGCCCGCAGCCCGCACCCGCTCCCGGAGACTGCCGCGTCTCATTTCAAAAGCCCTTTTTGGCGAAGGCGCATAAGGAGACAAATTTGAGAATCCACGGAGACGATGAGTCCAGCCCGGATGATGTTTTTAAAGCAGGTGGTATCGTGGTCATTCATCAGATTTTCAATGGAGTCCCCGCCAGTATTGGTGATTAATTCTCGATAGGGCTCCATCCACTCGGGCATCTTCCATTCTTCCCTGACCCCTGCCCCCTGATCCCTGACCCCTGTCATTTCCGCGTCTCCACCAGCGGCGCCAGCAGGCTTCTCAGCACCGCGTCCACGTCGGCCAGGTCCAGCCGGGCGTCCCCCTTGGCCTGGGCCTTCTGGAGGCAGCCGGCCACCGCGTTCTCGACGAACCGGAAATCCCCCTTTGCCCAGGTGTGCAGCTTAATTACCGCTTCCCGCGTCAACACCAGGCCCGCGGCCTCCTTAGCCAGCTTGGCCACGTCCGCGGGCTGGTTGTCCTTGAACTCCACCGCCTGCTTGGTCCGGGAGGCCACCTGGCGCTTTTCCTTGAGCATGAACTCTAATCTTTCCTCGCCGATCAGGACCACCGGCGCGCCGGACATCTCGGTTAAGTCCCGGACGATCTCCAGGTGGCCGGGCAGGCGGTCGAGACGGTGAAAATCGTCCAGCACCACGGGCCGGTGGGGGTGGGCCTCCATCACGGAGAGCACCTTTTCAAAACACGGGGCCTTGCGGTGGGGGATGTTATCGCTCTTGACGCCCACGGCCTTGCACAGGGCCCTTAAGAATTCCAGTTCGCTGTTGGCCCAGACCCAGAGACACTCCAGATAGGGGATTTCTTCCGGCTGCCGGGAGATGTGGGTTTTCACGCAATAGGTCTTGCCCACCCCGGCCCGGCCCCAGATGCCCATGAGCCGGGGTTTGCCCCGGGCCAGGCCCAGGGCGTTCCAGGCCGCCAGAAAGGAGCGCACGTTCTCGGTGTTGACGAACACCGGCACCAGTTCTTTCCAGGGCTTGACCTTCTCAGTGGCACCGGCCTCTGGCCGGTGCTCCTTTACTGCTTGCGTCATCTTGCCTGCGCCTCCTTCACCTCCAGGGAGAGGAACAACCTCTTCTCCTGGTAATAATCCGCCAGGGCCTGGTATTCGGGCGAATACTCGAAATAGCGCATGAAGGCCATCTCCTCCGGCGGCAGCTCCCGGCCCTGGGCCTCGTCCTCCAGGTCCCGCTCGTAACGCTCGTCATCCCGGAGCCCCCTCCGCCGCTCCCAGTAAGCCGCGGCCTCCCGTTCCCGGTCCTCCTCCTGCCAGCGCTCCCTGGCGGCCAGTTGTTTTTCCAGGTCCCCGGGCGCGGGCAGTTGCACCAGTGGTGCCGGAGGTGCAGGCTTTCCAGCCTGCACACCACCCGCCTGCACACCGCTGAGCTTCAGCCGCTCCCGGGTTTCCGGCACCACCACCGCGTCCGCAAAGGCCCGGGCGCTGGCCTGGGTCTGCTTCAGCAGCCCCAGTTTCTGCCGGATCTGCTCCTGCACCAATCTTTGATCTTCCGGCGACCCGGTGACGAAGGCGATGGGGTGAACCTTGGGCCTAAACGGGGCCTCACAGATGAACTCCCCGTCCAGGCCGTAAATCCACACGGCCCGGAGGTCGTGGTGGTCATAGCGCACCACCACCTGATGCCGCCGGCCGTAGAGTTCTTCCGAGTAATAGTGGCCTTTGACCCCCGGCACCGTCACCCCGTTCCTATGCAGCGTCCTGACCGTCGCCTCCAGCATCAGGTGCCGCAATTTGCCGGGATCCAGGTCCGAATCAAAGCCTTCCCGGCGCCGCTCGAAATATTCTTCCAGGACTTGTCCGGGCGACCTGCCCGCCAGGTGGCTCTTCTTCTGGGGCCGGGCCGCGTAATCGTCCATCCAGGCCGCCAGCAACTGGTGGGCCTCCTCCAGGGTGGGAATCCTGCCCCCGGTGGCCTTTTCATGCACCCTGCGGAGTAGCTTCTCCCCGCCCCGGCGCCAGGCTGGTTTCTTCTCGATGGAGGTGCCGGTGTAAGAGGGCAGCAGCCGTTCAAATTCCCCCAGGTATTTGAACCAGCGCTCCACCACCTTGGACTGGGCGTGATATTTCCAGGCCACGATAGTCTTGGCCCCGGCCCGCTCGAACATCCCCGGCAGACCCGACTCCGCCAAATTGCTGCTGAAATATTTGGCCCCGAAGGCCTTGCCGTTGTCGATGTAGACCGCTTTGGGGAATTTTCCCAGAAACAGGCACGCCCGCCTGAAAGCCGCGGAGATGGCCCGGGTGTTTTCCTCCGGCATGATCTCCCAGCCTGCGGGGTAGTTGGATTTCCAGTCCTCGAAGACGATCAGGGTCATGCGCTTGGGTTTGCCGGTGAAGGGATTGAGGATCTCGAAGTTCAGCCGGTGGCCGTCTGCCACCAGGCAGTCCCCCACCTCCAGGAAATCGGTGTCCCGCTCCAAATAAGGGAGATTCTGCTCATGCAGCGCCTTCTCCCCCTGGCGGTAGAAGACCCACAGGTCATTGAACCGGTCCCGGAAGTCCTCCAAAAATAAGCGGTAGGTATCGTCGCTCTGCTCAACAGGGACGCCCTTGCACGCCATGATGGTCTTGGCGGTGCGGATGGCTTCGGTGAGGTGGGGCTGATTTTGGCTCAAGGCCGCGGCCAGCAAAATCTTTCCCTGCTCGGAGGAGATGAAGTCTTTGACCTCTTTCCTTTCCCCGCCCAGCCGGTGCCTCCCCCGGCGATGGTCGCCGTGCCCGGAGGCCAGGGCCGTTATCGGATCGCTGCCCCGTTTTAATTTCAGGGCCCAGCGTTCGATGGTGGGAAAGGTCACCGCCCCCAGAAATTGATAGAGTTGGGGATACGCGCCCTGCAGCCCCAGGTTGTAGGCTGCCAGAAAATCCTGCTTGGCCCCCAGGGTGCCGCCGCCATTCTTTTTCTCCACCGCGTACCGGAGGTAATGCTTGACCAGGTCGGCCCGGTGCAGGGCCTGGCGCACCTTCCAATCGGGCAGTGCGGGCGCCTCTGCCGGTATCGCCGGGACCATCGACCTATCATCCGGGACCGGGGCTGGAAGGGTGGCTGACGCAGTCAACCCGTTGACCGCCTCGCCCACCTCCCAGGCCTGCAGCGCCCGGCGCACCTCCGGAGGCAAGGGGGGGAACGGGTAAAGCTTGGCCCCACCCCGGCCCTTCCTCTCCAGGGCGGGCCATTTTTCTTCTTCTGCCCGCAATTGCACCCATCTTGGGGTTGACCCCAGGGCCTGGGCGATCTCGGCGGCGGTGTAGTTTTTATCGCCGGCGGCCATACCCTGCCCCTACTCCCCCTCTCCCGGGCCGGAAGAGGCTGTTTCGCCCCACACTGCCGTGAAATCCATCTCCAAGGCTGCGGCCACGGCCTCCTGCACCTTCCGGATGGTGGCCTCCGGCACTCGTTGTTCCGTCCCCTGGCCGTTGATCACATAGGACATCAACCGCCGGCTCACCGGGGGGTCCATCTCCCGGCCCACGGCCGCGGCGGAAGTCTTTTTCAGGGTCAACTGGTAATAAATCCAGGCCGCCCGTTCCTGTTGGGGACCGCACTCGGTCATTGACCCATCTCCTTGAGCTGCTCCGCCAATATCCGGCACTGTCTTTGCGCCTTTCGGCCTGCCAGGATGTTCTCGGCAAACTTCAACTTGATGATTTCTGCGGGTCCGATCACCCGATATCCTTCCGGGGCCAGGGTTTGTGCGGGCCCGCCGGATTTGGTCACGGTTCCGAAAATCTTGAGCAGCTTGGTGGGGATAATCTCCGGGGCTCCAGGCGCCAGCCATTTGTTCACCATGTCTTCGGTGATCAACCCGTCTTTCCCTCGAGTGCGCAGCCTTTCCACCACGATCTTCTCATTCATGCGGTCGGCCACCTGTGCCCTTGTAAGGCCGCTTGCTTCGATGGCCCGGTTCATGGCCAGCTTCAAATCCGAGGTCGGATTCAGAGATTTGTCATCGTAAGGCAGCCCTTTCTGCTCCATCATCGCCAGAACCTTACGCCCTTTTTGCCCCGGTTTTGACTTCCTGGCCTCTGAACTCTTTAATAATTAGAGATTGTGCCCACTTGCCTTTTCTGATAGGTTTGCTTCCCTGGGGAAGCATTACTAATATCCCTTATTAGGGAAATCTTAGCACAATGTCAAGAAAAAAATCTCCCCAATTAGGGAAATATTTAGGTACAGGAGCGCGTATTAGAAAAATCCGGGGGGATTTGACTCAGGAAGAATTTGGGAAAATATTTGGCGTTAAAGGTAACACTATTTCGCGCTGGGAAGATGGAAGGCTTTCTGACGAAGAAACTTTAAAAAGAATTGCAGAATTTGGGCGGGTTACGGTAGAATGGCTTTTAACCGGGGAAAAGAAGCCTCAAGTTAAAGAGCAGTCCCAGGCGCCCTACGAGGCCGGGCCCACCTCCCTGGACCGGGACGCCTTGTCCCACATTATTCTCTTGGTTCGGGACTGGCTGCGCCGGCGCCGGCAAAAGCTCTCCCCGGCCAGCGAGTCGGAGCTCATCGCCCGCTGCTATGATTATTGGGCCACCGAGCATTTTCACCCTGATGATGAAGTAATCGGCAAGCTGAGGGACCTGGTCCCTTAAAAAGAGCTTACCATGAGGCTAAGCGACCGCCACCTTGGTTACTTGGTTATTGCTGGGTTTTTTTCGGTACTGCTATTGCTTTGGGCGGTTAAAAGAAATAGTCAAGGCCCCATACCTTCTTCCTTTGCCCCGGAAGTTAAAACCGCCTCCCCTACCCTATCCCCCGCTCCCGCCGCGGTTCCCAAAGTTCCTCCGGAACTCTGCCGGCATGCATCTTTCTATATTGGCGAGATGAAACAAGCCGGTCTTCTCGATTATTGGATCTCTCCTGACGGCCTTGATTCCTTGGTCTTTATTGATCCCAAGATCTGGCAGTCCTTTCTCCATCAGGAAAAATTAACTTTTGTGCAGATGTTCATCGACTTTTTCCTCTGCCACAATCAGGACCACCCCGGCTCCAAACCGGTCCCGATTTTTGCCGTTCTCAATATGACGACCCGGGAGCGCCTGGCCAGGGGCTGGCTAATTGACGGCGGCGAAGGGTGCCCGCCGGGAACCGCGGAAGTTTTTAAATAGACCTCTATTTATACATAATATTGTGCAAACTTCGCACTTCCGCACCCTTCATATTGCCCTATAATATTCAATTTCTTAATTATATCATTTGTTTATCCTTTATTTAAAAGTGCGAAGCGACTTCGCACTTTCATCTTCCCGACCTTACTTCTCCCTCCAATCATAATTACCCTGTCTTCCATTTATCTTTTTAATTTCCTATAGTTAACATATATCCATTTTTTCGATTTCTCATTTTATCTTATAATTTCTTTCCTGTTTTTTTCAGTATTTCTCATTTTATCATCTTAATTGTTCAAACACTGCCTCTTCCCTTAACTCCCTAAAAGTTCCATAAAAGTTCCCCTCCCGTCTCCTCATACCCTCAATTTATCTTATTCCCATTCTATGATCCCCCTTCCACCGGTATTGCACCTATTGGCGGTCACAAAATGGTCATAAAAAGAAGAAAGGGGCCACTGAAAAATCAGTAACCCCTCGAAATTCCTGGTAGGCACGAGGGGATTTGAACCCCTGACCCCTACCGCGT